CATTAACCAGTCGGGTCGGTCAAATCCTCCCGTCCGCGATCGGGTTTCTACTGTTCAAGCTGCTTTGGAGAACGGCAAAGGGGAAGTCAGATTGCAAGTAGCGAAGCACTGCACCAAGCTGATCGAGTGCCTCGAACTGCAGTCTTATACGGAAGCAGGCGACCCAGATAAAGACGCAGGGTATGACCACATGGTCGATGCGCTGGGTTACTTGGTATGGAAACAATTCAGCCTGTTGGAAATGCGGGCTGGACGTGGTACTGGTTTTAGAATTTATTGAGTTAATCGGCTGCAAGTCATGGCCCGTCGATATGTACGCGACAATCGCGGCAGATTTGCAACCACAGGTGCAACGGCTCGCGGCGGTCGTTTAAGAACAGCAAGCGGCAATAAACGCAAAGCGCAAACGATGAAAGCAACGCCTGGTGAATCCAAGCGTGGAACGACAAAGCGCAGCACGATCAAGGCAAGGCGCACTGAAAAGCCGAAAGTTTCAAGCGCACGCGAACAGGCAACAAATCGCCTGAAGCTCAGAACTGCAGCCAAGCGCAGATTGATAGCTGATCGAGGCTCTGTGATTCCTGCGCAACCCAAAGCGCGTCGGATTCGTGCTCAACGTCCTGCATCAACAGTTGCCAAACCACGCACCAAAGGCAATGACCCGAGAACTGTTGCGCGTCGCGTTGATCGCAAGGTCGCTGTGAATGAAGCGAACCTGCGGAACATGACTCGTTATGGAAACTTGCCAAATCCGCGTCAATACGACAAAGCGATTAAGCGTTCTTTGACGTTGAAGCGTGCGCAAGATTTCACAAGAACCGGTCAGCTGCCTGGTCGTGATAACTCGATCAGAGCGCAACGCGAACGACGTGCAGCCAGTCAACGACTTGCGGCGAAGAATGCAGCACGGCGACGCGGCGACACTGCTTCTGTAAACGTGCCGATGCGTGGTTCACGCGGTCGTCGCCTTGACAGTGAGATCACCCGCAACGTCACACAGCAGCGCACAACTAAACGCGCTGAAAGCCGAGCACGCAACGCGCAATTCAAGTCTGATCAATCACGCGCTAAAGCACTTCGCGGCAAGTACGGCGATCAGCTTGCTAAGGACTTCGCTGCTAAATCTGGCCGCAAAGTCAGCGAGGTAAAAGCCACGATCAAAGGCATGGCACCATCGCAACAGGTGAAGTTGCTGACGAGGGCTGGCCGTGAGCAACGAGCACAAGCAAACCTTGCCCGTACTGCTGACACCCGTAACAAGCCAGGATCAACCATGATCAGGCGACCTTCTCAAAAGATGACACGCGGCAATCTTCGCGCTGAAAGAGCCCTTGAGTTTTACAAGGATCCGAAGCAAGCCTTGAAATCAGTCAACAAAACGCGCCGTGGTTTTAGGTTGCCAAGGTCAATGCGTTAAATCTGATCTATAGTTCAGCCGCTACATGCTTCCGTTATGGAATCATTCCTCACCAAGCTGAACGACCTGATCGCTGAACAGGAAGGGGTATCGCTCATTGAAATGGTCGGTGCCCTTGAAATTACTAAAGCCGAACTGATCGAAAGCCTGTTTGAGGTTGACGATGACGAAGCCTAAAGTCACAGCGGTCGGCCGGATGCTGCAGCCAAAAAATGGCGAACCACGCAAGCATCAAGTGATCAAGGTCAATGCCAACGGCACGGCCAAAATCATCAAAGACAAAACACTAGACAATTAATTGCCTCAGGTGTAACTTAGTCGAGTTCTGTTTATTGAAACATGCTCGAAGGCGCTGATTTGCTCGCAAAATGTCGCGAGGGTACGCATCTGTCTAAATCCGACTTGGTGCGTGCATGTGGTTACGTTACTGAGCGTCCTGATGGACAAGGTGAGCGCATCAAGTTCACCGAGTTTTATGAAGCCTTGCTCGCCGCAAAAGGTCTTGTTCTAAAGACCGAAAAGCGGATGGGTCGCAAGCTAACGCATCAGACCAAGATCCAAAAAGATGGCAAGCTGCTAATCGGCAGCGCATATGTCAGCGAACTGGGTCTGGAACCTGGCGCAAAGTTTGACATCAAGGTGGGTCGCAACAGCGTTGTTCTGACTGCTGCAAACGCTGAGTAAACTATCAGCATTGGCCTGCGAGATTAGCTGTGTATTCTGGTTTTTCTCATTACGATCGCCAGCGATTCAGCAAAGTTTCGCAGGTCTCAGACCCTAATGCCGCTTGGCACAACCAAGAACCGCATTGGGGTCTAATCGAAGACTTAATCGGTGGCACTTACGAAGTGCGGCGTCGTCATCGCCGGTACTTGCCACAGGAAGAACGAGAGCAAGATATCAGCTATGACCATCGTTTGAGCAGGTCAGTCGTTCCCCCTTACCTGCAGCGCCTCGAAAAAATGCTGGCGGGCATGTTGACCCGTAAGCCGGTGCGGCTTAACGACACGTCAGATCAGATCCGTGAACAGCTGTTCAACGTTGACCTGCAAGATGACCTCAACGTTTGGACCTATGAAACAGCACGCAAGCTGATTCGTTACGGGCACATCGGCGTTCTTGTTGATGCACCTACTGATGGCAACGGCAGGCCTTACTGGGTAACTTATACGCCGCGCCAAATTTTAGGCTTCAGACATGAAATTATCGACGGGCAGCAGAAACTAACCCAGCTGCGGTTGTCTGAAACAGTGACGCTGCCTGACGGTGAGTACGGCGAAAAGCAAGTGCAACAGGTGCGTGTGTTGACGCCTGGTGAGTTCAAGCTGTTTCAGAAAGACGAGAAGAAAGGCAAGATGGAAATCGTCGATGAAGGTACGACAAGCCTGCAAGATATCCCGTTCAGCGTTGCATACGCCAACCGCGTAAATTACATGGAATCGCGGCCGCCGCTGGAAGATATCGCGATGCTGAACCTGAAGGCATATCAGGTGCAAAGCGATCTCGACAATCAGCTGCACATCAGTGCGGTGCCATTCTTGATTTTCAAGGGCTTTCCGTCTAGCGCAGAGGAAGTTAGTGCTGGTCCTGGTGAGGCGATTAGCTTCCCTGCCGAAGGTGACGCACAATATATTGCCCCGCCATCAGATGCATTTGCATCGCAGTTCCAACGACTTGATCAAATCGAAAAGCAGATCAACGAACTGGGTCTGTCTGCTGTGCTTGGTCAAAAGCTGAGTGCCGAGACCGCAGAAGCTAAGCGTCTTGATCGCAGTCAAGGTGACAGCACCATGATGGTCATCGCGCAAAACATGCAGGACATGATCGACAACTGCCTGCAGTTTCATGCGCAGTATTTGAACGATCGCCAACCCGGCAGCTGCTACGTCAACCGCGATTTTCTTGGCACACGCCTCGAACCGCAAGAGATTCAAGCACTGCTGCAGCTTTACACCGCTGGCACGATCACGCAAGAAACCTTGCTGTCACAACTCAGCGACAACGAAGTGCTGGGCGATGACTTTGACATTGAAGGTGAACTTGAAGCCACACAGGCTGGCGGCTTGCTTGATGCTGCACCCGAAGACACGATCATTGAATGATCGGGCATGATGGATTAGTGGCGGATTGATCATGGAATCGGACACGCCAAATAAATCAGAGAAATATCAGATCCACTACGTTCAGCGCGAATTGCCGCACCCGTTGTTTGCCATTGTGCGGATGACTTGGTTTTCAGAGCATGGCGCAGAACAAGTGGACGAAGTGCGAATCATTGACGAAGGCGAGGAAACTATCAAAGGTTTTGCCGAGGTCATGAAAACCGCGATTGAAGGCGGCGCTGAGGTTTGCCTGCAATGCCCTTATGACCCTGAAGAAGTGGGGATGCATGAGTAATGAGCACACCCTCAGTTTTGTTCAGAAATGCGATTGATCTGAATCGTTACAGCAACAGTGTTGCACGGCAGATCATCGAAAATTACAACCGTATTATTTTGGACTCTGTAGATCAACTGCAGAGGCTGATTCCGAACGTTACTGAAGGTGAATTACAGCCAATTACTGCGCCAGCAAAGGCCGCACGGTTGCGGTCGATATTGGCACAACTTAAGGAATCACTCGACACCTGGGCGGGCGACAGTTCGTTGCTCACTGCGTCAGAGTTGCAGGGTTTGGCTGAACTGCAGTCTGAATTTGTACAAGGTCAGCTGGAACAAGCTTTGCCGGCTGGTTCGCGCACTGCTGTCAACACGGTTGAGATTTCACCGCAGTTTGCACAATCGGTCGTGATGACTGACCCGACGCAGATCGGAGTTGTGACGCTTAGCGATGACTTGTTCGCTGCTGTTGAAGGATCACCGCAGAGGTTCAGCCTTACTGCAACGCAAGGCACGGCGATCACGTTGCCAAGCGGTCAAGTCGTCAACAAAGCATTTCGCGGCATTGCAGAGAAGCAGGCTGAACGTTTTGCGCAGGTTGTGCGGCAAGGTTTGCTAACTGGTGAGCCAACACAGGAAATCGCAAACCGCATCAAAGGTCGGCTGGATTTTGGTGATATTGGTCCGTTGTCGCGCGGTCAAGTGCGTGCAGCTGGCTTGTCAGTCAAGCAACTGCAGAAAGCAGGCGGCGAACTAACGAGGGTGACGAACAGCCAAGTGCTGACCCTTGTGCGCACCAGCGTGAATCAAGTCGCGAACGCTGCATCGCAACAGGTCTACGAGGCAAACCAAGACATCACCAAGCGATATCGCTACGTCGCAACGCTTGATACGCGCACCTCTGCAATCTGTCGTGCATTAGATGGCCGCGAGTTTGAATACGGCAAGGGACCAAAACCACCGCAGCATTTCAACTGCAGGTCCACGACTGTTCCGGTGATTGAACAAGAGGAAGGCGAAACACCGCTACCAGTTGGCCGTCGTGCTGCGCAGGGTGGCATGGTGCCTGCAAATCAGAGTTATGGCGAATGGCTTTCTAAGCAAGGCAAATCACGACAAGTAGAAGCATTAGGAGAATCACGAGTTCCATACTTCAAAAGGCTTTCCCGCAAGTATGGCCCGCGTGATGCAATCGCAAAGCTTGTACGCGATGACGGTAGTGAATTAACACTGGCCGACCTGCGGAAACGTTACGGCCGGATAAATTGAAGCAGCGTCTTCATTGTCATGCCTGGCTACATGAAAGGCCCTAAAAAGCCCGCCAAACCGGTCAAGAAAAAAGGCAGCAAGAAAAAATGAAAAAAGGACAGCGCGTTAGTTGGATGTATCAAGGCAAGCGGACCTTCGGTGTCGTAACTGGTTCTGCAGGTACACGGGCATCTGTTAAAGGACCGAGCGGTGGCACTGTCACCCGAGTCGGCAGCAAGGAAGACCCGGTGATCCGCATCAAGTCGGAAAGCACGGGCAACCCTGTGTTGAAACGTCGTTCACAGTTGCGTTCCGCGCCGAAGCGTAAATGAGCATCAAGTATCGCGGCGAAGAATTCAGCGGTTACAACAAACCGAAGCGGACGCCAGGTCATCCGAAGAAATCGCACGCGGTACTTGCGAAAGAAGGCGACAAGGTGAAACTGATTCGCTTTGGTCAACAAGGCGTTTCAGGTTCACCGCGTCGTAGTGGTGAAAGTAAAGCGGCCAAAGAACGCCGCGCATCATTTAAGGCGCGACATGCGCAAAACATTGCCAAGGGCAAAATGTCTGCAGCCTACTGGTCAAATAAAACCAAATGGTAGAAAAGGTGTAAACTAAGCCTGCAAATTAGCCCTGTGGGTTAAATGTCTGAAGAGCAAACTGCTCCTGTGGAGCAAAATGCAGAACTGTCTAATCTGCAAAACGAACTAGAAGCAATGCGGCGCAAAAATGCCGAGCTTCTAGATGAGTACAAGAAAGCCAAGCAACAGTCAAAAGCTGTTCCTGATGGCGTCGATGTCAACGAGCTGATCGAGTTCAAGCGCAGCGTCGAACAATCGAAGCTTGAGTCAAAGGGCAAGTATGACGAAGCCCGCCAAGCACTTGAACAACAGTTCCGCGAAGCAACGTCTGAAAAAGACAAGCGGATTGCAGAACTTGAGGCCCGTATTCGTGAACTTGAGTTAATCAGCCCTGCTGTTAGTGCATTGGCTGATGTTGTGCATGATCCTGAGCTAGTGCTGAACACGAAGCTAGATCGCAATCAGATCGAGCGCGAATCTGATGGCACCGTTGTAGTGGTTGACGGTTATCAGCGCACACCTGTATCTGACTGGGCGAAACAAAATGTGCCTGACTGGATGCAGAAAGCACCTAAACCACAAGGTTCTGGCGCACCGACAAGTCGCGGCAACGGCGACATTCCTGCAGGAACGAAGAATCCGTTCAGCCCAGAACATTACAACATCACCGAACAGATGCGTTTGGCTCGCACTGATCGTGATTTGTACGAAAGGCTCAAACTTGCAGCTGGTCGTTAGTATCTAATCACGGCGAGGCTGTGCTGAGCCAACAAGGGCTGTGCCCGACTCAGTAAACCTTTTTTTGGTAATTTGTTATGGCTACCCTGCGTAGCGATATCATCGTACCCGAGGTATTTACCCCGTACATCATTGAAGAGACCACCCGTCGGGATGCATTCCTGCAGTCCGGTGTTGTGTCTCCGATGGCGGAACTGAATGCCACCGAGGGCGGTGATTTCGTCAAGGTTCCTGCTTTCGCAGCAAACCTGGCTGGCGACTTTGAAGTGCTGACCGATAGCTCTTCACTGACTCCCGGCAAAATCACAACCAACCAGCAAACTGCCGTCATCCTCCACAGGGGACGTGCGTTCGAATCGCGTGATCTCGCAAGCCTCGCGGCTGGTTCGGACCCTATGGCCGCTATTGGTCAAAAACTTGCTGGCTACATTGCGCACCAGCGTCAAAAGGATCTGATTTCCACCCTTAGCGGTGTGTTCGGTTCCCTGAACGCCAACACCAGCAGCAGCGCATTCTTTGATCTGTGCATTGACTCTGAGTCTGGTGACACTCCGACCGCACTTTCTGCGCGTCAGATTGCAAAAGCTCGGTCAATTCTGGGCGACCAAGGCGAGAAGCTTTCTGTGCTTTGTATGCACAGCAAGGTTTACTACGACCTCGTTGAGCGCAACGCAATTCAGTACGTCAGCACTGAAGATGCACGCGGCACTTCTACCACCCAGTCAGGTGGTGATGTGAGCGGCCAGTTCGGCAATCCTTCCGTTCCCGTTTACATGGGAATGCGCGTGATTGTTAGCGACGATGTGCAGACTGCAGGCTCTGGTTCTTCAACCGAGTATGCAACTTATGCATTCACTCCTGGCGCTGTTGCATCTGGCGAGCAAACCGGCCTCGACATCGAGCAAGACCGGGACATCCTTGCCAAATCCGATGCAATGAGCCTTGACGCTCATTATGTGTACCACCCCGTTGGTGCTAAGTACGGTTCTGCAACCGTGAACCCGACCCGCACTGTTCTCGAAACTGCGTCTAACTGGACGAAAGTCTTTGAGACCAAGAACGTCGGGATCGTGCGTATTACCAACGTTTCCAACCAAGACTGAGGTAATTAACCATGGCATCCCTCTTTGAAGTAACCGCCGGCAAAGCCATTGGCTATGTCAAAGGCGGCGCTGTTACCCAGTTGACCGATAAGTCCACTGGCGTAACCCTGAACCAGCCCTGCGGTCAGATCACCACTGACGACGCTTCCCTTGCTGGTGCGGCTGAAGTTTCCTTCACCGTTACTAACAGCGAAGTGGCCGCCACCGATGTGGTGTCTGTCTGCGTGCAATCTGGTGCAAGCACCGGTACTTACATCGCAAGTGTGAGCGCCGTTGCTGCTGGGTCTTTCGATGTGACCCTTTCCAACGTCGGTTCGACTGCAGGTGAAGCCCTTGTGCTGAACTTTGTTGTCATCAAGAGTGCAGCTTCCTGATGGGGTTGTTCGCTTTCCGGCGAAAACATGAGATTGAGGCTGCCGCAAATGCGGTGGCCTCTTCTTCTGTTGACGCGCCAAAATCTAAAAAACGGACCGTGAAGGCCGATGGCAATCTCAATCGACGCAACAGCGGGCGGCGCAAGCGCCAACAGTTACCTGACGCTGAGTGACGCACAAGATATCATCGACGGCTTGATCGAAGATGATGACGTTACTGCGTGGGCAAGTGCTACCACGGATCAAAAGAATCGTGCCCTTTATACCGCTGCGCAGCGCATTGATCGCGAGCGGTTTCTAGGTGCAAAGGCAACTGATACGCAGGCGCTTGAATGGCCGCGAACTGGTGTCAGGCGCCCTGGGACGTATATCAACACTTACAGCGTTGGTTTTCCGTTTCGTATTACCACTGATTACTACACCGACGAAGAGATCCCTGAGCGGGTCAAAAAAGCACAAGCGGTGCTTGCTGTTTATCTAAACAACAACAAGGATGGCATCGGCCTAAGCGGTCTTGAGGATTACAAGAACGTCAGTATCGGCAGCTTGAATGTCACACCAAATCAGTTTGGTGCTGTCGGTTTGGATCGTATTCCACCGATTGTTCAGGGTTATTTGAACGGCATTAGAATCAGTGGGCCGGGTAACGTTTCCATCAAACGGAGTTAATCATGCAATACATGTATCCGGGTGCTGAATACATTGACGACACTGCAGCGCATACAGGTCGTTTCGGCAAGATCGTTGCCCTTGAGGATTCTGTGATCGCTGCGATCGACACTGAAGACATCACCGGCAATTCAATGGCTGCAGCACCATTGAAGGCAAGCTGCGAAATCTGCGGTGTGATCACCAGCATTACGCTGACCAGCGGCTCTGTAATGGCTTACCGACTCTGATCATGTCTAAAGGTTTTGGATCCTACGGCGACGTTGATTACACCGTTGGCGCGGAAGTAATCACTGATTCTGTTGCACATACAGGTCGATTTAAGCAAATCGACTTCTACGAAAACAGCACGATTACTTCAATCGTCTCTGAAAATTACACCGGCAACACGCTTGCAGGTGAGTCGATGCCGTCCGGTTTCCATCTAACCGGTGTGTTTACCAGCATTCAGCTTCAGAACGGTGCCTGCATTGCGTATCGAATCTGATGGGACTTGCTAACTCTCTGAAAAAGGTTGCAGGCAAAGCCATCAGCAAGTTTGGCGGCAGCGTTACGGTCACCTTTGTGACTGCTAGTGCTTATGACACGTCAAGCGGCACGATTACTACAAGCAGTAGCAGCGACAATATCAAGGGTGTTTTAGAAGATGTCAATCAACGTGATGTCAACGAACTTGTGCGTGCTGGTGACAAGCGATTAACAGTTGCAGCGCAGGATCTGACAAGCACGCCTGAAACTAATGATCGAGTTTTGATTGGCGGCGTCGTTCATCAAATCATTCAGATCACAACGCAAGAGCTAGAAAACACCGCGATTACTTACGAGCTGTTCTTGCGTGCTTGATCATGGCAAAAGAAATACGGCTCGATCAGATTGCTGATCACATGCAAGAGCAGGTTGAAAAGGTCTTGCGCAAAACCGTCTTGCAAGCCGATTCAATGCTTAAACAGGCAAGCCCTGTTGACCTTGGTCGGTTTAGGAACAGCTGGGCGATTGGTCAAAACGCTGCACCGTTTGCTGGCTTACCTAAAGGTGATTACCGAAACACCCAGCCGCAAGTGCGCAAAGCGAACTACGGCACAGAAAAACTTGGCAACTATTACAGCATCCATAACAACCTGCCATACGCAGAAAAGCTCGCCTATGCGCAGGGCGGTTCCGGCAAGAAAGAAGAACAACGGTATGACCCAAATCGCAAGGTAACGAACTGGGCAGAGCCCGGCAAAGGAAGCAGCCACCAAACCAATGGGCCTGGTTGGATTGATTTAATCAACAACGACCTTCGTGATTATGTGAAGGCAGAATATGAACGTATCAAGCGGCAAAGCTGATGGCGGCAGCAAACCTGAACACCATCAGATCGACCATTGAAGGTCGGCTTGCCACTGAGCTAAATAACAGCCCGCAGGTGCCGGTTGTATTTCACAACATGGCATACAAGCCAACCCCGAACTCATCGTGGGTGCAGTGCCTTGTCAGCTTTAACAGCAGTTCGTATCTAACGCAGGGTCTACCTACAGGATCCGACAACCGCATGACCGGAGTGGTTGTTATCAACGTTTTCAGTGCTCAAGGTGTAGGAGCTGGGGCCAATTTGACAATCAGCAAGCGCATTCGTGATCTCTATAATCGAAACATTGTGTCGGGGGTTTACTTCGATGCACCAATCGGCCCGGAGGTAGTGGCAACACCATCGCCTGAAGGGTATTACCAAACCCAGGTCCGTGTGACCTTTGAATTCATTGAGGAACTCTGACCATGGCTATTCTTCGCGGTGAGCAAGGTTCTGTTCAGTTTGAAACTGGATCAGGCACCCTTGCAACTGTTGTCGGGACTCGTAGTTGGTCGATGTCGATCACTAAAGAGACCTACGAAACCACTGATCACGGCGATACTTTCCGTGCTTATGTTGGTGGTTTGATTTCTGGCTCCGGCACCGTTGAGCTGGTTTATGACCCTGACGCAACGGGTCAAGCCGGTTTGATTGAGGACGTCGTGAAGGCAAATGATGCCACTGATGCATCATTTGAGCTGTTCACCACCGGAAGCACCACTGGCACGGATTCGCTGGAATTTTCTGGCATCATTACCGACATGGAAATCACTTCCACTGTTGGTGAGCTTGTCATTGTTACCTGCAACTTCGTCACCTCTGGCACCATTACTTCTAACCTTGAGTGATGAACTTTTAGGCGTTTAGTGCTACTGTTAGCGGGTCATAGTTTGGCCCGCTTTTTTAATGGCACCGCAAAAGCGAACGGTTGACCTTCTTACTGAGGCGTTCGACCTGAACCAACGCCGTAAATTTGAGCTAAAGAATGCAGACGGTGAAAAGCTGACGGATCTGTATTTCAAGCCCATCACTCGTGCAGATCGCAAAAAAGCTTCAAGTCTTGCTGGTACTGAAGAAGCATTGGACATCAGCACGCAGATGCTTTGCCAAATGGCAGAACTTGAGGATGGAACCAAAGCCTTTGCGCCTGCTGATGCCGCGAAACTGCAACGCAGACTGCCTGAAACGGTGTTAAATGATCTTGAGCTGTTCTTGTTTGGCGTCAGCACGGACCCTGACATTGACGAGGCAAAAAACGACTGAAGCAGGACAAGTGGCTCAATTTTGAGTTTTTCTTGTCCTGCGAATTAGGAATGACTGTTAGTCGGCTTCGCACGGAACTAACCGATGCGGAGCTGATTTATTACGCTGCATATTATGCAGTTAAAGGGGAAGAGCAAGAGCGTTCACAGCAACGCGCCAAAATGCGGCGATAGCATGTGACTATCGCTTAGGTAGCCGTGGCAGTATCCAACGTTGAGCTGATTGTCAACGCGGTCAAAGCTATTAACCCGTTGCGCCAGGTTGACAAGGAAGGCAAAAAAGTACAACGCACCATGTCTGGCACGCAACGTGCCATGCGTAATTTGTCTGTTGTGGCTGGCCGCATGGGCAAACAGATGCGGTCTGCTTTTGATCGGGCTGCGGCAGGTGCAAGGGCACTGACCAATAAGCTAAGTGGTGTTCGCGGAGCGATTCTTAGCGTCGGTGCAGGCGCATTAACGAAACGAATCATTGGGCAAGCCGCAGAGTTTAAGCAAACACAAGTGCGGCTAAAAGCCCTGTCTGAAGAATATGGCGAGTTCGGACGCATTCAACAACTTGTAAGTAAAAATGCCAGGACTTTCAATCAATCGCAAGCCGAAGCGGCAAGCAATTTTTCAGACGCTTATGCACGTTTGCGGCCGCTCGGTATTTCGCTTGAACAAGTTCAAACGGTTTACGAAGGCTTTAATGCAACAGCACTAGCGAGCGGAACATCTGCCGCTGCTGCATCAGGTGCGTTTTTGCAGTTGAGTCAGGCGCTCGGTTCTGGTCGTTTGCAGGGTGATGAATTCCGCTCTATTGCGGAACAAGTGCCGGGCATTTTGCGACTTGTCTCAAAAGAGATGGGTGTTACGGTAGGTGAACTCAAGCAGCTTGGTAGTGAAGGCAAGATTACGTCGGACATTTTGATCAATGCTTTAGCAAAAGGTTTTGACGAGAACAAAGGCAAGATTGATGCATTACTAGCAGAATCTCCGGCGCAACAATTCAAGGCATTTAGCAATGCAGTTTCAGAACTAAGCAATGCAGTTGGCTCTGAATTGCTGCCTGTTGTTGTTCCATTGGTCAAACAGCTGACCGAAATCATTAAGGCGTTTGGAGACCTTCCGGGACCAGTTAAAACTTTCACGGCCGCCGTCATTGGCCTCACCGGGGCATTTGTGACGATGGCACCCGCATTGGCTGCAATTAAAAGTTTGCTTGCCGCTATTAGTGTTGGCGGTTTAATCGCGGCAGCGCCGTGGGTTGCACTGGCTGCAGGCGTTGCAGCTGTTGGCTATTCGTTATACGACGCAGCCACTGCACAAAGCCGGTTTAATAAACGTTTAGAGGAAGCACCTGTTTCTGAACTTGAGGAAGAAGCGCAAAAACTTACAGAGGAAGCCGACCGTTTAGAAGAAGCAGTCAAAGCGGCACAAGGCGCTGTCGAAGATTTTGTACTTGAAGGTGATATCGAACGCGTTCGCAGAATGCGCGAACAAGTCAAGCTTCTTAAAGAAGCAGCACGCGTCAAAGAGTACGACGCAACACAGGGTGCAGGTTTGAATATGGGCTTGATCAATCAAATGTCAAACGAAGCAGAGCAACAAAGGCAGACTAAATTAACAGAACAACAACGAAAGCAAGCCGAGGAAGCCGAAAAACGTCGCCAAAGACAAGCGCAATCAGCGGCTGAAATGATCAAACAACTTGAACGACAAATTGCATTAACCAATGAAGTTGATGATGCGAAAGATCGCATTTTGCAGCGGGATCATCAAATTGCAGATCTTGCAAAGCAATTCCCAGACCTGAAACAAACTGAAATTGACAACATCGAAGTTTTAATCAAGAAATTGCATGAAGCAAGGGAAGCAGAAATACAACGCGAAGAGGCTGCACAAGCCGCTGCTGATGCCGCCGAAAAAGCACGACGTGACGCCGAAGAAGCCGAAGAAGCGCGTCGAAAAGCGCAAGAGGCTGATCCTGGATATCAAATGAAACAGCAGCTAGAAGAGTTACTCAAGATTGAAAATCAGGTTGCTGCTGGTGCAACTGCTATTGGCAATGCATTCAGCAATGCCTTCACATCTGTCATCACTGGCAGCAAGAGTGCTCAGGAAGCACTAGCCGACATGATGGCGTCGGTTGCCGAACACTTCCTTGATATGGCGGCAAAGATCATTGCGCAGCAGCTGGCGATGATCCTGTACGGCACGATCATGAAGGCGCTGGGCATTGGCGGTGGTAGCTTCGCAATGTCATCTGGTGCTACTGGCAATTTCACTCAAGTCGATTCAAATGTTTTTGGATCACTTGGCGGCATACCAACAGGATATGCAGAAGGCGGTTACGTTTCAGGCCCGACTAATGCTCTTGTTGGTGAAGGCGGTGAACCTGAATACGTTATCCCTGAAAGCAAAATGCGTGAAAGCATGGCGCGTTATTCTCGCGGTGCTCGTGGTGGTTCTGTCATTCCCGAAACGGGCGGTTCTGGAACCTCAGGCGAAGGTGGCGGAACAGCAGTTGCCGAACCAATCGACGTTCGTTACACCGTGGAACGTATCAATAGCGTTGATTATGTAACTGCTGATCAGTTCCAGCGTGGAATGCAGCAGGCTGCAGCACAAGGCGCGACACAAGGTGAACAACGTGCCTTGACTACCCTTAGACAGAACACTTCGCAGCGTAAGAGGATTGGTCTCTAATGAGTGATACTGCCCTCGCGTTTGGTCATTATTTGACGTTGCGCTCACCTACTACGCTGGGTGATTACAAGTTCCAGAACTACTGGGTTGGTGAAAACGCGCCTTTTTTTAACCAGGACACTGGCGCTAGGGTCGAATTTGGTTTTATGCCGTTTGCGTTTTCAGGTGTCACCGTCACTAAGTCCGGTGACAACCAACCTGCAACGATCGCGTTTCCAAACAACGAGCTGAGCCGTCCATTCGCAACGATTGCAGTGCAGGACGAATATCTAGCCAACGTTCGCACTGTGTTAATCGACCCAGACGACAAAGACGGTTACACCTTGATCAACCAGTACATCGGGCAGATCGTTAGCGCCAAATGGGACAGCACAGCACTGACATTGGAGATGGCATCAGTGTTTGATGCTGTTGGAGCGGACGTACCACGCAAGCGTTTAACACGACAGCTTGTTGGTCATTTGCCGTTGACTAGCGCTGTTCGAGTTGCGTGATTGATCTTATTGGTAAACCTTATCGGCTAGGCGCTGATGGTACTGGGGCAGACGGGGCGATTGACTGCATTCATTTGGTTTATGAGGTATTGGCACGGTTAAACATTCCAACGCCTAAATTTCAGGCTGACTGGTATAACCAAAGCGTCAGACAGTACGGGCGTGATTTATTGAAGTGGGGAACTCGTGTTGAGCAACCGCAGTACGATGGGGACGTGTTGCTGCTAAATCAGGGTGATCCTGTTTTTGCAGTCGTTTGGAGCAGAGGATGTCTCTACATCAACCGGCATTTGAAGGCGGTCGCATGGTGCCCCATCGACGGAATGTCGAGCAGCCACTGCTTCCGTATGAAAAGCGGCTGATTGCAGCTCTTGGTTGTAGTGAGCAGGAATATCGACAGTTTGCGAATGAAGTAGAGCGTCGATACAAGGAGCGCCCAGAAGATTTTGCGCATATTCCAGACATACAGAACGAGGCAGGAACGATTGCGATTGTCAGCCTTGTCGTCAGTGTTTTAAGCACTGCGGCTGCAATTTTGCTTGCCCCAAAACCTCAGCAGCCAAAAGGAGATCAAACCAAGCGTCGTCAGCTTGGAGGTCGTTCAGGCAAAGATGTTTACACTCCGTCCTTTGGCTTTGACAGCCTCCAAGAATTAGCTGAGTACGGTCAGACCGTTCCGATTGCGTTTACCCGTCGCAAGGGTCAAGTTGACCCTAATGATCAAAACAGCGACAAGGGTACAGGCGGCCTGTTGATTTCACCACAGCTGGCGTGGTCCCGCATGAAGAGCTGGGGCGGCTATCAAGTTGCTGAGATTGTGGCGATTGCCGGTCAAGGCAACATGGCAAGACCTGAACTTGCCGGAATCTTTCTTGGCAATAACGCGCTTGATGGTATTTACGAGGATTACTTTGATTTTTACTGGAACGGCGGCTTTGAAGTTTTAGGCGCTGGCAGTCGTCTGCGTGCGTATAACTTGCGCTACGGGAACCTAGCGATTGATGGTGACAGAGATAACCCAGGCTTGTCTGGTTCAGACCAAGTGTTCTATGCGCCTACGAGAAGTGGCGCAGCGCAGCCTGCATTTTGTGGTGCGTTTACGCCATCATCGCAAACACGTTTTGGTGTATTTAGTGGCGTTCCAAACGGCACACCCTTTAGGCCAAACTGGAAAATTATTTCAATTCCGAAAGGGCAAGCAAAGAAAACAGATAGACAACTTAAGAATCAACAGAAAAAATATGTAGATGAGTATCTAATGGATGAGCATCCTTTTGGGGGCGGCTCGAAAGATACCGAGGAAGGTAGCAGTGATTGCGGAATGCCCGGCACTGGTACAAATTATGCAAGACGAGTAGGCATTGTTAGCCATAGTCGCCATGGGCGCGTGACTCATACGGTCAGACACACATCATCCAGGAACCATGAGTCCTGGGCAAATGTAAAAAAAGAAATTGAGTGCCAAGTTGGGGACACTATTGAGGTTTTGATTGGCAAGGGTAGGCAAGAAGAAAAGCCTTTTTCAGTCGGAGGCGTTGAGCCTGTTGACCTAAGTGATATTCGATCTGCAATTCAAGCTGAATCTGCAAGATATGACGCTATGTTTACGCTCGGCTCCACTTGGATGATTGGCCGTACGACTTGGAAGGTAATAAGGCGCAGCACTATAGACGATGGACCTTATGACGGATCAAAAGAAAGCCATGTAAACAATGGCATCACGATTACGCTTGAATGTATTGAGGTCTGGAGTCGTTTTCAAAAGAAAATTGGGATTGTTGACGAAGACGCAATTATTGCTGGCAAAAAAGTGCCGTTCACTCAAGTCAATGATGATATTCATGAAGCATGGTATCCGCTGTTGAAATATGAGCTTGGAACGTTTCAAAACACCCGAGCTTGCGACGTAACTGAGATTGGCCTCAAATCGCAAGTCTGGGCAAAGTTTGAAGGCATGACCAATTTCAATACTGTCCCATCCCCTAGAACTCTTGTTGAAAGCAATAAAGACAGGATTTCTTACTCGGAAGGCAAAGTGACTTCATTCGCGCATCGGATGTCGTTTTTTGCTCTTGATGTGCGCCCAAGCAATTACGACGAATCAAAAAGCTCAAATAATGGGTGGGTCAATGTAGGCCCCTATATTTTTGCTGTTTTAGGAAATTCTCCTGTTGACCAGTATTCATTTATCAGGGTCAAGCACCCTGAGCGCAAACAATTTGAATATCGTCTTCGTCCATTTAACAGCGCTATTTTTGTAAACCAAAGCAATGGCGAAGGCGATGTCTTTGTTTTAGACGGAGGGCGCACTGGTGCGGAAGCTTGGTTCGGTGAAACTATCTATGGTCAGTTTCAAATTACAGCGCGTGGGTACAAACAAGAGCCACGAAACAAGTTTGTCCATCTTGAGATGGCTGCAGTCCCTGAGGTTGTTGACCAAGATGGTGACGGCAACATTGATATCATTTATGGCACTCTTAGCAAAGAAAACCAAAGTCTTGATCTAAACCCTGAAGCAGTCAGCATTGTGGCTAACGATACTGGGCCAGGCTACAAGCAAGGGGATGAAATCAACGATAGGACCGAAAGCAATATCTATGCGTTGGCTCTTGGGGAAGACCCGTATTTTGCCAATAACAATGCGGGACTTCATAATGACACAAGGCGTACCATCGAAAACTGGGAATACACCCGCGTTTCAGGAAAAGAAGTTTATATGAGGCTGCATCTGATTTCGTATGAACAAAACTACGACCATACACCCCGAAACAAATGGTGGCGTGTTGAGCGTGTTGAGCTGCTTAATTACAACGGCGATTATGAGGCAGGCGACACTTTTACCAAGCACGCAAGAAACGCAAACGGGGTTCAATTTGCGTTCAAATATAAATTTGTTAAAAATACCAACTCAAGCGGCACAGTTTCATTCAACAGAACCGCGACGCGATTGTGGCAAAGATATAGCGGTATTGCTGAGGTATCTCACTACGGTGATTTGATTAGCCGCAGTTGCGACAACGGTCCAGAGCATGAGCTGGTATATGTTAACGAAACGCTGTCGGAAGAAACCATTCCTGACTACGACGGCTGCGCAATGGCTGGTTTGAAACTCAAATCAAGCGACAACTTCAACCAGCTTGATCAACTTCGGACATACGTCAAGAACGGCATTGAGGTGGAGCGTTTAGTCGAGGGAGGTACTGGATCAAGCAATCTGTTGACTGATCTGCTCTGGTACTTGGTAACGAACAAGGACACTGGAGCGGGCAATATCCTTAACAGCGCTCTTGTTGACAAGGCATTACTGACGACGACTGGTCGTTACTTGGAAAACAACAAGCTGTACTGGGATGACGTGATCACAGACCCAGTCAATCTGCGCAGCTGGTTGTCTGAGCAAGCGCCCAGCGTTCTGTGCTTCGTATCCTTGAAAAACGGCAAGATGAGCTTGGAGCCTGCACTGCCCTATGACTCAAACCACAAGATTGATGCAAGCAACCCAGTAGCAATCTCAGCGATGTTTACCGAAGGGAACATCATTGAAGACAGCTTGGAATTTACATGGCTTGAGCTGGAAGAACGAAAGATGTTCCAGGCTGCAATTATCTATCAGCAGTCACGGGTCAACCAGTTCCCTGAGCAAAAGACGTTAATTGCTTATTACGGCTCGGACAACAGCGACCTTCCGATTGAAGAGTTTACTTTCAATCACATCACCAGTGACGAGCACGCTGCAAAGGTTGCCAGGTACTTCCTGTCACTGCGCAAAAACCTGACTCATACGATTACGTTTAAGACGTTGCCCTGGGGCCTGAACTTGGAAGCTGGCAAGTTTATCCGTGTTGCCAGTGAGATGAGCCCATACCGTCCTGACAACAACGGCATCATCCAGGATGATGGAACGGTTGTCGCCATCAACGCTTTGGCTGATGGCGCTTATAACGTTTACTACTGGGAACGGCAGACCACTGCAGTAAGCGAAGGTGTGTTGCATGTCAAAAACGGCAAAGCTACCGAGCTATTTAACTCAGTGTTCAGCCTGAAAGAAAGCGCAGGCAGCGTTTCTGAAATCTATCAAATCGAAGCGTTAGATGTTGATCAAGACGGCATCGTCACGATTAAGGCCAGCAACTACGCAGTGAATTCCAACGGCGTAAGCCAGCTCGCGATTGATGTTCTCGACACTGCAGGTGCGATTACAATCGAAGGAGATATTGGCGAGTAATGGCGTTTCCCGCGCATAAACCTACTGGCCGTTCTTTTGACGCTGGCGACTATCGCTACAAAACCTTTTCATCCCAATCTGGAAAAGAAATTCGCATTCTTTACGGCGACAAGCGAACTGGCATGAAACTGCAGTTGCAGTACGCCAATATCGCTGACACCGCAGCCGATGATTTTATTACCCACTACGACGAAGTGAAAGGTGGCTTTGATGTATTTACGCTGCCGTCTGAGTTTCGTGCAGGTTGGAACGGTGACGCTGCAGCGATTGATGCTGCTACCGGCAATAACTGGCGATATGAATCGCCGCCACAGATTTCGTCTGTGCGTCCGGGGACCAGTAGCGTTACAGTCAATTTAATTGGTGTGCTCTAATGGCAAAGGTTTACACCGGCAGGGATGGAGTAATGCAGCTTGCTGGCACGACCCTTGCCAAAGTCGTGAATTTTGCTGTATCCAGCAACCTAGAAACGCTTGAGACCACAACTTTGGGTGATGGCGTTAGAAGTTATAGCCCTGGTGTTACAGGGTATTCAGGCAGTGCGACGTTGTTGTATTACAAGGATGACAACAACGCAATAAACACGACAGACCTGCTCAACAAGCTGATTAAAACGGGCACGGATGGCGTCAGCAGTTCAGACACTGTTGAGTTGACCTTTCGCTGGGTTGATGGAACGGACAACAACGACATTAAGTTGACCGCTTACATTACAAGCGCAACCCTTGGGGCAGCGACTGGCGACATTGTTCGAGCCGAAATTGCGTTCCAAGGCACTGGCGCTGTTGCAACTGCCTCTATTGGATCATGACGGTTTACCTGGGCACGCATGGTGAAATTGAGCTGCAACGGGAGTTTGATGGCGGCTCACTGTTTTCAACGATTGACACTGGCGACGTAAACGCAACAAAAAAGCGTTTTAGTTTCGACTTTGATCATGGTCAGCTAATTACTGGCGATCAAATTGTCATTAAAAGTACTGACGGTAGCGCGTTGGACTTTATTGCCAGTTATACGGATTCGTCGGTAAAAAAATTTATCTACGTTGACGAGTTAGACGGTGTTTTTCTGTATGACTCATTTGCTCATGCAGTGAATGGTGGATCAACGAACGCCACAGCACTTGCAGTCCCTAGTGACTCGATACCGATTGAGGTAATTGTTGAAAACAGTGTGTCTAGGGTTTTGGCTCAGGTTACTGGGTTTGAGTTAAACACAGAACGCGAAACCGTTGACACAACTGCGCTTTCTGAAGAGTTTCGCTCAAGAGCTAACACGTTGATATCTGGTTCCGGTCGCATGAGTGCGTTCTGGGAATACACCGGAGATACCGCAAACGAACTGCCGAATTACTTGGTAGAACTGTCCCTTCGCACCAAGGTTGGCAGTCAGTTTCGCGGCAAATTTTACATCAAGCGGAATGATTACAACCCAAGTGGTGTTGCAGCGCGGGCAAACGATGAAATTTATTATGACTTCAAAGGCGTAATTACATCATGCGCGGTGCAGTTTGCCCCAGACAACACAGTGCAGATTACAGCTGATTTTGTCACTACAGGTTCAATTCAACTCAAGATGAACTTGATTGTTCCTGATGCGTTGCTGCAGGAAAGCGGCGACGACATACTTTTGGATCAAGATGCAAACGCTAAACTCGTTCTAGAGACTGATCAGTAACCCTGGAGGGTTAATCGCTCATGGCCGATCTAAAGATTAGTGAGCTTACAGCTCTTGCCGGAGCGAACCTGGCGACTGGTGACGAGCTAGCGATTGTTGATACCAGCGCGTCTGAAACCAAAAAGATCACGCTCCAGAACCTGATTGAGTCTGGTGTTGACCTGATTGCTGACGACAGCATCCCTGGCGCAAAGATTCTGTTTGGTACGGGTGAGGTTGCTGGCACGGCACTGGTTGATGCTGGTGTTGCAACAGCCAAGATTGCTGACGATGCGATCACGGCAGCAAAGATTGCTGATGAAGCCACCTGTGATCTAGTCACAACGCTACCGGCATCTGGCGCTTATACGGGTCAGCTTGCTTTAGACACGGACGACAACAAAATTTATATTTGGGATTCAAGCGCATGGCAGTCAGTCAAAGGTGCTGGTTCGGTTAATGCCGTTGTCGGCACCAGTAGCGGCATCGTCAACATCACCATCACGACAAGCGGTGATGAAGTAACGATCACGCCTTCACTAGATAACACCACTGCAGGCGCACAGTTCCTTGCTGGTCCTACTTCTGCATCTGGAGCGGTCAGCTATCGAGCGATTGCAAGCGGTGATTTGCCGACTGCAACTTCATCAGCAAAGGGTGCTGTTGCCGTCAACGGCAATGGTCTGACGCTGAGCAATGACGAAATTCAGATTGACAACACCGTTACGGCAGAAACGACTGAACATCACCTTGTTCAATATGACGCCAACGGTCTGATTACTGCTGGTCGAGTTATTGCAGCAAGCGATCTACCCGAAGCAACATCTAGTGCAAAGGGCGCTGTTGTCCCTGGATCGGGTCTTGAAGTTGCGTCTGGTGGCACGCTTAATCACACCAACAGCACAACAGCTGGCACCTTTACGAAGGTCACTGTTGATGCTCAGGGTCACGTTACGAGTGCAGTCAATCTTGCTGCTGCTGACATCCCGGATATTGATGCAGACAAAATTACGTCTGGAACTTTGCCGACTGCGCGAATTGCTAACGCTGCTGTCACTGGAACAAAATTAGCGAACGAATCGGTTACCAAATTTGGTGGGGCCGGGGCGACGGATAACGTGGTCGTCTTTCCTGATGGTGACTTCAAAGGTCAGTTTTTCTTTGACGAGTCCACTGACGGCGATCTGTATATCTGGACCGGGTCATCCTTCCAGCCAATCACAGTTATCAGCGGCAACCTTGTAAACGCTGGAACATACGACGCAAGCACCAATCAGCTAAGCAGCGTCACGACGGCTGGATCTGCTGCTGGTTTCACATCAGGATCTGGCTTGCCCGATCCGGCAAACAGCAATCTTAACTATTACGTTGTTGTCGATACGAGCGGAACTGGGTCTTCTCCTGCACCTGCAGTTGCTCTAGCACCCCCGGACATGCTTGTAAGTTTGGGCACGGGAAGCGCGTACCAGTTAGTGGACGTTTCCAATGCAATCGCGGGCCAAACTGCAAGCAACATTTCTGTCGTTGCATCCGGCAACATCAGCAGCACGGACGTGCAAGCTGCGCTGCAAGAGCTTGACGCCGAAAAAGTCGGCACCGCTAATCCAACATTCACCGGCAACGTCACGATCGACACTGCTGGAACGCTTGTTTTTGAGGGTGCAACTGCTGACGATTACGAAACGACGCTGACAGTTGTTGACCCTACGGCTGACAGAACTTTGTCACTGCCCAATGTCACCGGCACCTTGGTGAGCACGGGCGATAGCGGCACTGTTACCAGCACGATGATTGCGGATGGCACGATTGCCAACGCAGACATCAGCGCAAGTGCAGAGATTGCAGTTAGCAAGCTTGCGAATGGCACTGCACGTCAACTGCTGCAGACCGATTCGGCTGGCACTGGCGTTGAGTTCACCAGCAATGTAGACATCCCTGGAACGCTGGATGTCACTGGAGCGGTAACGCTTGATTCGACGTTGCAGGTTGTCGGGAATATCAGCACTGATGCCAGCTTGGTGTTTGAGGGAGCAACTGCTGATGATTTTGAGCTGACGCTGAGTGCTGCTGATCCAACAGCTGACGTTACCGTCACGATTCCTGCTAGCACCACAACTCTCGCTGGTCTTGCTGTTACTCAGAGCTTTACAAAAGCACAGCGTGGAACGCCTGTTGCGCTGACTGATGCAGCAACGATTGCTGTTGACTTGAGCCTAGGCAACAATTTCAGCGTGACGCTTGCAGGCAATCGCTCTTTAGGTGATCCAACAAACGTTACTGCTGGTCAGTCTGGTGTGATCGTGGTGACGCAGGACTCAACGGGCAGCCGAACGCTTTCATACACGGGAACCAAGTGGAAGTTTGCTGGTGGAACGGCACCGACTCTGACGACAACGGCTAGTGCCGTTGATGTTCTTGCCTACTATGTGGAAAGCTCGACCCGTATTACGGTCACTTCGCTGCTGAACGTGTCATGAGTATTCCTGGAAGTGCAAGCCCGCTGTTTTTCACGTCGGCTGCTGCTGATGCTGCGGTCACGCTAGAAAAAAGCGTTCGGTTCAACTCAGGAGACTCCGCATTTCTCAATCGCACCCCGTCATCTGCAGGTTCAAATACGACCTGGACGCTTTCAACATGGGTAAAAAAGACCGGAAACGATAACCACATTTTTGGTGCGGGGGCTGGCAATACCCCAGGACGTTTTGGTTTTGGTTTTAACAGTTCTGACAAGATTTTTGCATTTGTAATTGCATCAAGTAGTACAGTTTTTTCAATTACAACTGATGCTGTCTTCCGTGATCACGCGTGGTATCACATTGTTGTCATTGCAGACACCACAAACGGCACACAAGCTGATCGTTTTAAGATCTATGTCAACGGTGTTCTTCAGTCTGTAAGTGGCACGTTGATGCCATCAAGTCAAAACACTTTTGTAAATACAACAGCAGCCCATACGTTTGGCCGCCGTTCATATACCGCTGCTGATTACTTTAACGGGTATCTTGCATCTACCATTCTGATTGATGGTACGGCTAAAGATGTAACCGACTTTGGAGCGTTTGACGATAACGGAGTCTGGCAAGCATCATCATTTAGCGGAGCATATGGAACGAACGGATTTCATCTTTTCGACTTTGCGTCAGAAAGTACAGTGGGCCACGACTCAAGTGGCAATGACAATGACTTTACGGTAAACAACATTTCTCAGGCTTCGCTTACAACATGGAGCAATGGTTGGTCTAACAATCTGCTTGCAGGCTTTCCGGCTACAAATTGCTTTAACGGGACCGGCACTGGCCTGACGATTGGGGGCAGCAACGTTAAGTCAACCTGGACAGCTCCTTCGTCACTAGCCTTCACTACTTTGTCGATTAGGGGAGCGCATGATGGCGCGGAAATTTACGTTAACGGGACAAATGTAACGTCTCAGTTTTCTAGTGGCTTGTCAGTAGTTACTGTTACTGGCATTTCATCGCCGCTAACAAGTATTGACCTAGATAACACAAATGGACAAGGCAACGCACGGATCTCGGCTATCAGGATTGATGGAGAGCTGCTAGCGGACGCTACCCCTTATCCAGGTGTAGGCAACGACGTTCTGCGTGACGTACCAACAAACGGCGATTCGTCAGATGACACAGGTGCCGGGGGAGAAGTCTCGGGGAATTACGCGACTTGGAACCCGTTGTTTGGCGAGAATAAATCGCTTTCAAATGGCAATCTGAATGCACAGGCGCCTGCGGCAGGCTACGCAATTATTGCGTCAACAGTTGCAATGACAAGTGGCAAGTGGTATATGGAATATCACTACACATCAAATATAAATTCAAATGGGGATGGTGGTAATTTTATTACTTTTGGGATCAGCCAAACCAATCGTGACGGTGCAGAAGGCAGCGGCGTAACTAGCACTGCTGAAGATTTTGGTTTTAAGTGTCACAGCAACGGATTTACTTCTCAAACAAATGGCACAAATCAACATAACTACAGCAGTTCAGTAAGCACCGGCGATATTCTTTCACTAGCTTTCGACGCTGATGCCGGAAAACTTTGGGTGGCAAAAAATGGAACATGGATGACCAATGCAAGTGGAACTGGTGATCCGGCCAACGGAAACAATCCGGACTTCAGCAGTCTTACTTATAGCGGTGGCTATTTATTTATGGCCGGTCCATATAACGGTGACAGCATTTCTTCAGAACTTGAGGCAAATTTTGGAGCCAGACCTTGGACCTATGCAGCGCCCTCAGGTTTCAAGGCTTTGAATACTGCGTCGCTCCCGACCCCGACGATTACCGCCAGAGATCATTTTGATATCAAGCTATATACAGGCAACGGCGGCAGCAGCACGATAACCGTAAATGGTTACAATTTTGCCCCAAATCTCGTATGGCTAAAAGGTCGTTCGGATCCAGACAAGCATGGTCTTTATGACACTGTGCGTGGAGCGACTAAGCTTTTGATACCTTCTTCAGCCGCAGGAGAAAGTACGCAGAATGGCGTAACTGCATTTAATTCTGATGGTTTTGACATTGGAAATTACGCAGAAACGAACGGAAGCAACAGGACTTACGTTGCGTGGGCTTGGAACATACCAGGGTCTGCATCAAGCAATACTGACGGCACAATTACTTCCTCTGTCGTAAAAAATGCTGATGCTGGCATATCCCATGTGACCTGGACAGGAACAGGTTCCGCTGGAACTATTGGGCACGGTTTGAACGCTAAACCTGATCTGATTATTGCCAAAGTGTATGGCGACCCTAGTTATTCAGACAACTGGCCTGTTTACAGCTCAACCTTTGATGGAACTCATTACGCTTATCTAAACGACACGAGAAAATTTACAGACTTTGCAGGTTTTTGGAACGACGGAACAGCCACGTCAACTGTCTTCCCTGTAGGCTCAAATAATTCTGATAACACCAAAAGCCTTTTTGCCCTTTGCTTTACCTCTGTTGCCGGATTTAGCAAAATTGGTTCGTATGAAGGCAATGGAAGTACAACAGCAGGTGTATTC